ATGGCGATAACTCTTGATGCTACTGTTGGCGGTGCTAACGCAAACACTTATATAACTCTTGCTGATGCAAACTCTTTTATTGAGGGGTTAGTTCTTAGTGACGATACCGCAGCTTGGGATGGTTCAAGCAACGATAATAAAAACAGAGCTTTGTTTACCTCTGCACAACGCATTGATAGAGAAAAGTTCTTGGGGGCTAGGGTAGCTGATACTCAAGCTTTGGAATGGCCTAGATCAGGAGTAAGGAAGCCTGACACATACACAAACCTGTATGGTTTAAGCTTTCCAAATAGATTAGTTGCTGATTATTACCTTGATACTGAAATACCAGATCGGGTAAAACACGCACAGGTTATCTTGGCTGTATATCTAAACAACAACAGGAACGGACTAGAGTTAAGTGGCTTAGAAGATTTTGCTGCTGTAAGTATTGGTAATATAAATGTAACTCCAAGATTTTATGGAGCAGTCGGGGTTGATCGTATTCCACCAATAGTTGATCATTACTTGATGGGGATTAGAATAGGTGGAAGAGCAAACTTATCTATCAAGAGGTCTTAAAAATGGGTTACGGCTACGATTATCCAGCAGCAATTATTATTACCGATACAAATGCCCATACAGGCAGATTTGGTAAGGTGCATTGTTTAACAGATGCTAGTGCTACTTTTGTTGCAGAAAACATAACTGAGAACGGATCAGCCACAGTTGCTGGCATCACAATGAAAGCTTCCTCTGAAGTTTGTGGTGTTATCACAAGTATTACTTTGGCTAGTGGTCAGGTTATAGCTTATTACTTATGAGTCTTGCTAAAGCACTAAAAAAAGCTGCCAGTGCTTCACTGAAGAAGCTTGGTGGTGATGTGACTATCAGAAGGGTAACAGCAGGGGCATATAACACCACTACTGGAGCTATTACTGAATCTACATCTGATACAACTATCAAAGGTGCTTTAAGCAATGTTTCAAGAAATCAGGTAAATGATTTAATTGAGTCACAAGATAAGTTGCTTACTATATCTGCTGGAGATATAACATTTGTTCCTACTACAAAAGACAGAGTTGTTATAAGCAGCGTAGAATTTAAAATTATTCAAGTTATAACAAATGAACAAAATAATACACCTATAAGTTTTGATCTTATTTTGAGGTAAACATGACAAGAAAAATAAGGTTAGACCAAATAGATGACGTAATGAAAGAGGCAGTAGAAGATTTAGTAAGGGCAACGACTTTGGAGTGGACAGCAAGAGTAAAGAGAGCTACACCAGTTAGAGTTGTTTATAAAGGCGAACCAAAAGGAGGTGGTCAGTTAAGAGCAGCATGGCAAACAGAAATCAAACCTTTAGAAGGTACAATAATTAATAATTTAGCTTATGCAGAACCTGTATGCTTTGGTGTAAACTTGCCACCATCATGGGGCAGTATTTATAGAACAAGACAAAATACTGTCGCTGGTTTTCCAGAACTTATTGGAAAAGAGCTTGAACAATATGCCAGAAAAGAGTATGAAAGAATTAAAAGGAGGATGTAATGGCGGCTGTTGATTTAAATACTGTTAGATCCACAATAGAGGCTAGGTTAGCCACAGAACTTGCTTCAAGCCCAGTAATTCCTGTCGTATTTAACAATATGACCTTTGACTCTACAACTGAAGATACCTTTGTACAATGTGTTACAAGTTTTGGTTCTCATCAGTATTTAACTCAAGGAGATACAAGTAATGCTTTTAATGATGTTGTTGGTCTTGTCGTTTTAAATGTTTTTACTGAAGAAGGGATTGGTGCTGGTGCAAATTACACGATTGGCAAAAGATTAAGAGACTTATACAATAGAGTGACTGTATCTAATGTAATTTTTGATTCACCTATTGGCCCTGAGGTTTTAACATCAAGTCCAGAAGGAAAGTTTCAAACACAGATTAGAATTACATTTAACATTTATGAGGATCTCTAATGATTGAAATTACAGAAGAAATGCTTGACGCTATTGAAGCCGTAAAAGGAAGAAGGGAAGCAAATTACTGGGATAATTCATGTAAAAGATACATGGAAAAACAACAAGCAAATAAAAAAGATGTAAAAAAGTCAGAAAAGAGTTAATATATTTATAAATCTTTCTTTTTATTGTTATGGCTGCTGTAAAAGGCGATGTTGGGCAAGTTAAATTTGATGATGCTGGTTCATCTGTAAACCCAGTACTAGGCACAAGATCATGGTCTATGTCTATTACAAAAGACACTCAAGAAACCACAGTTCAAGGTGACACTTTTAAAAAATTTGTTGGTGGACTTATTGAAGGTGAAGGTTCTGCCGAATTAGTTTATGATGCTGCTGCAACTGGTGAAACTGCAACATTCATGGATGGTGCATTAACAACAGGTGACTTAGGTACAGCTGCTTTTGAACTTTTTCCAGACAGTTCTAGTGCAACAAAGAAAATTAGTTTTGATGGGCTTATTACAAGTTTTGAACACGCTTCATCTTTAGGCGATATTCAAACAATCAACATTACATTTAAGCCAAACGGAACTATAACTTCAGCTATCTAATAAAAAAAATTCTTCGCATTTTTTATGGCAAATCAAAGAACCGCAGACCTCATCATTAATGGTTTTAAAGATGAGATGACTACCAGACGTAAATATGAATTGAAAGATACCTCAGGAAAAATTTTAGCTACTTTATATTTTCCACCTATAACAAGATTTGATAGACAAAAGGCTCAACAACTAGCTGGCACTGATGAAGCTTTAACAGTCTCTACACAGTTGCTTTGCAAGATGGCACAAAAAGAAGATGGAACACCAGCTTTTGATATGTCAGATGCACCAATGCTGCAAAGACAATTACCAGAAAAGGTATTAAATGATCTTGAATTGTTTTTGTTTAATATTGAACTTGATGTTGATACAGCAAAAAAAGAATAAGCGGGGATAATTGGCTGAATTTTGAATTTTTCCTAGCAACAGAACTTGGTAAAACATTAAAAGAATTAAGGTGTTCTTTATCGGAAGAGGAATTAATTTATTGGGCTGCTTATTATGAAGTTAAATATGACAGAGAAAAAAAAGAACTTAATCGTCAAAAGGCAAAATAAAGGTATTATATAGAAAAGGCTTTTTTTATTTGTGGCACAGGCAAATGTAAAACTTACTGTAGATGCGACAAATGCCACTAAAGCATTACAGGGTGTCCAAAATAAAACAAACAAATTAGAAAAAGCTTTTGGAGGTTTAAAGACAGCAATAGCTGGTATTGGAATTACAGTTTTAGCAAAACAAGCTGTTCAAACTGCCTCTAATTTTGAAAAATTAAATGTCAGACTTGGTTTATTAACTAAAGCATCAGGAACTTTTGCTAAATCTCAACAAATAGCTGCTGACGCACAGAAAGCATTTGGATTAAGTGCAACTGAAGCTTTAGAAGGTATCACAGATATTACGGCTAGGTTAGCCCCGTTAGGTGTAGGTGTAGATGATATTAAAAGTACTTTCTTTGGATTTAATACAGCAGCAAAACTGGCTGGAGCATCAACTATTGAAGCTTCAAATGCTTTTAGACAGTTAGCACAGGCTTTAGGTTCTGGAAGGCTTGCTGGAGATGAATTTAGAAGCATATCTGAACAGATCCCAACATTATTACAACCTATTGCAAAAGAATTAGATGTACCTATTGGAAAACTTAAAGAATTAGCTGCTGAAGGTGAATTGACAAGTGACGTTGTTTTGAGAGCCTTAAGAAAAATTGAAACTGAAGGTGCGGCTTCATTGAAAGAATTAGTTGCAAACGACCCGACACAAGTCTTTAAGGATTTATCAAATGCTTCTGAGGACTTATCTAGAGCCGTTGGTGAATTATTAGTCCCTGCTGTTATTCCAGCCGTCAAAGGTTTAACAGAGCTTACAAAAGCGGCTGTTGATTTTGTTAATTCACCTATTGGACAAGCAAGTCTTATTTTTGGTGGAATAGCGTTAGCGGCAAAAGGTTTACCTGTTCTCTTTACTGCAATAAGTATAGGTTTGCAGAAAATTGCTTATGCGGGTGGATTAGCGACTATTGCGTTAAATGCTATACCTTTTGTTGCAATAGCGACAGGAGCTACATTACTCACCGCCGCATTAATAAAAGCAAATAATAAACAAAAAGAATTTAATAATCTTGTCAATGCTGGAGATGAACAAAGCGTTACTGATGCATTAGATAAGCAAAAAATCAAAGTACAAGAATTACAAGATAGATATGATGGTTTAAATGCACAACAGAAGAAAAGAAGTGGATTCTTAAAAAAAGAATTAGATGAGGCTAAACGAGTAGAAAGAATGTTACAAGGCCGAGCAAACACTCTTGAATCAGATAAAAAAATAGAAGAGGCACAAAATAAGATTGTTGCACTAAAAAAGAAAGATTTAGAAGTTACACGACTAACAAAAGAAGAAAGAGAAAAACATAAAAAAATTGTTGAAGATGAAGTTGCAAGAATAAAAGAAAAAGAAAGAGAAATTCAAGAAAGAAAAAAGAAAGCTTTTGCGGATTTTATAGCAAAACAAGAACAATCAGGTGAGTTGTTACAGGCAGCTATTGATGGCAATACAAAAGAAGTAGAGTTACAACACGCAATAAATGAAGCTATTGCAATTCATGGAGACGAACACAAAGATATAATTACAAAAATTTTGACAGAAAATCAAGCACTAAAAGATCAAAAAACAGAAATTGATAAAAATGCTGAAGCCGCAGAAGCTTTAAAAGGTAAATTTGCACAAATAGGACAAGAAATTGAAGATGGAATTGTACAAAATCTTACTGATGCTGTTATGGGTACAAAGACTTTAGCTGAAGCTGCAATAAATGTATTAGAAAGAATGAGAAGAAAATTGGTTGAACTAGCAATACAAAAAGCAATTGCTGGTATTGGTGGCCCTATTGGTGGATTCTTTCAGAGTCTTTTTAATCGTGCTAATGGAGGTCGAGTAAGTGCAAATCAACCTTATATGGTTGGGGAACGTGGTCGAGAAGTTTTTGTACCAACAACATCTGGTACAATCGTTCCTAATAACCAATTAGGCGGTGGGAATACAAATGTTATAAACGTTTCAGTTGATGCCTCTGGAACGCAAGCAGAGGGTGATGAGGCTACTTCAAGTCAGTTAGGTAAACTGATTGGTTTAGCTGTCCAACAAGAACTTGTCAAACAATCAAGGGCTGGAGGGCTTTTATCTAGAGCATAATTATGGCAACTTTTCCAAGCATTACACCAACTTATAGTTTTTCAAAAAACACAGCACCAAATGTTCGCACTGTTGTTTTTGGAGATGGATTTGAGCAGCGTTTGTCTTATGGTATAAATCAAAATCCTAAAACTTATACTCTAGAATTTAAGGTTTCTGAAACAGAATCTGATGTAATAGAAGCTTTTTTAAATAGTAGAGCTTTTGATAATGAAAGTTTTAATTTTACACCACCAGCAGAGGGTATTTCTAAGACAGGTACTTATTCGAGGTCAAGTAGCACAGATACAATAACAATTACGAATCATGGTGTTGCTATTGGAGATAGAGTAACATTAGATTTCACAACTGGATCGGGTACTGATGGAGATTATATTGTTGCTACTTCTGTAGACCAAAATACTTTTACTGTCATCGAAAGTGCTAGCGGTTCTACAAGCGGAAATGTAACTTGTACAATGTCAGGACAACGTAAATTTGTTTGTGACAGTTTTACTAAAACTATTCCCTCCTTGAATCGTGCAATCATCCAATGTACTTTTAGGGAGGTATTTGAAACTTAATGGCTTATTCTGCGTGGACTGCTAATACTGTTACTGCACTTGGTACTGTCGTAAGGTCTGCTTCGGCTATCGTTCCAACTGGACTTGTTTTTGAATGTACTACAGCAGGTACTACTGGAGCTACAGAGCCAGCTTTTGGTACAGATGTAGGTTCTACTGTTACAGACAATAATGTTGTCTGGACTGCTATAAGTAGTATTTTTGAAGACTTAAATAGTTTTGCACCCGATAAAATTATTGAATTATTTGAACTTGAGTTTGTTAGTGAAGTTGCAACTGCTTTAGGCGTAACAAAATATTATTTCCATAATGGTTTAAATGCTGGCTTTACAGGAAATATAGTTTTTAATAGTAATACATATTCGGCAATTCCAATAAAAAGCGAAGGTTTTGAAATGACAACTCAGGGAACTTTACCTAGGCCAACTCTTACTGTCGCTAACTTAGATGGTGCAATTACAGCACTTATTAAAACTGTAAATGCTGTTCAACGTACTACAAACCCAAGTCAAACCGCACTTTTTGGTGGTAATGATCTTGCTGGAACAGTAGTTAGAAGAATTAGAACATTAAGAAAATATCTTGATGGGCAACCTGACGCTGATCCTAATGCTCGATATCCTGACCAAACTTTTACCATTGATAGAAAAGTATCTGAAAATAGAGATATAGTGCAATTTGAATTAGTAATGCCTGTAGATAAACAAGGAGAGATGTTACCGAAAAGACAATGTATATCTAATATTTGTCAATGGGTTTATAGAAGTTCAGAGTGTAGTTATACAGGAACAAGTTATTTTGATATTAACGATCAATCCGTTGCTAGTGCTGCTTTAGATATTTGTGGTAAAAGATTGACTTCATGTAAAGCTAGATTTGGACAATATGCTCCTTTACCTTATGGATCTTTCCCTAGTCTTGGTATGTTGCAATGAATCTTACAGAAGATATTAAAAAACAAATATTAGACCATGCAAAAGAGGAATCACCTAATGAATCTTGCGGTTTAATAATTATAAGAAAAGGCAAAACTAAATATAAAAGATGTAAAAACATAGCTGAATTGCCTAGAGAATGTTTTGTTCTTGCTGATGATGATTATATAAAAGCTGAAGAAGAAGGAGAAATTGTTGCTGTTGTTCATTCTCATCCTTTCACACAACCTACTCCTAGTGATGGAGATAAAGTTGCTTGTGAAAAGTCTGGGGTTCCTTGGTACATTGTTAATCCAACAATAGAGAAATGGGATTATCTTGAGCCTTCTGGCTTTGAATTGCCTTATGTAGGAAGGAAATTTCAGTTTGGTATTATTGATTGCTATTCCCTTGTAAAAGATTATTTTAAAAAAGAGTTAGATTTAGAACTTAGAGATTATTATAGGTGTGATAAATTTTGGGAAAAAGGACAAAATTTATATGAAGATAATTTTATGAGTGAAGGTTTTAGAAAAGTACCATTAGATGAAATACAAAAACATGATGTGTTACTTATGCACCTTGAAGCAAACTTGCCAAATCATGCAGCAATCTATTTAGGAGACCAACAAATCCTTCACCATGTAGGAGAAAGATTAAGCAGCAGAGATTTGTTAGGGGAGTATTAT